GGAGAGCTGCGGCTCCGTTCGCGTCGGAGAGCTTGGCCTTGCCGATGCCTTGCGCGTCAAGATCGGCGGTGTCGAGGTAGATGAGTTGTCCGGCTGTGATCGTCGCGCCAGCGGTGGCGGAGCGAATGACGGCAGATGAGCTTGGAACAACTGCGGAGGCGGTGATTGAGATGTCGGCCATATTGGTTAGTTGCGGGTGTTAAATCACGCGGAGACTGGCGCAAGTTCATCGGTGCGGACGTTCACCATGAGTTCCGTTTTGCGGCCCCTCTGGCGTTCTTCAATGCCCATTCCGGCCACGTCTTGCGCGATCTTGTATTTAGTGATGCGGTAGCCAGTGCGGTCCGCTTCATCGAGCGCCTGAATCCATTCCTCGAATGCGGCTGCATCGGCGAGGATGTAGCGCAATCCTGCGGCCCAAGTGTTCTCTTCAGTCGTCCCCTGATCTTCGGCGGATGTCTGCAATTCCACGCTCACGGTTAGGTTCATCCGCTTCGGGTGCGGAGACGTGGCGGAGGTCGTCACGAACATGACGCGCGGGAATAGCTGCTCGCCCTCGTATGGCGCTACGATGAACGGAAGCGCGGTGGAGTCTGGCAGAGAGAGATCCTCGCGCCGTGTCGTGGCGTAGTCGGCAATCAACTGCGGGATGAGTGTTTCGGTATTCGGTGGCATGAATGGTTAGGGGTGTCAGAGTCGGGAGCGGAGGCGCTTTTCGAGGCTGCGGGCGATGTATGGCAGTTCGCGTTCCATCGCCTTAAAGCGGTAGCCGAGAGCGTAATCGAAGCGGCGTTGCATGTCCGCAACGGAGCTATTCGTTACGCCAAACGTGACGCTTTTACGCTTCCCGCTTTTGCTCCTGCGTGCATAACCATAACGGCTTCCCTTCGTGCTGATCCACTTTGGAACACCCTTTAAAGCGCCGAAACTGGAGCCTGCCGCTTTGGGGACGGATGCCGCTAGCGTGCCCACATTTTTCTGCCGTGTTTTGACGTATCGTTTCACGGCGGCGGAGCTTGTGACGATGGCTCGATAGCCGCCTTTAACGCGGCCATTCTTGCCACGGGCGGCGATGTGAGCAGCTCCATTATCAAAGCCTAACGAAAGGGCGCGAATGCTTGCGGGTGCGTTTTTTTGAAGGAATGCGAGGCTTTTAGCTTTGTCTCTTTTCCACAAGGCATACCACGCTTTTGCTTTCCACGGGTCAGCTTTTGCGAGCACTTCGTAAATCTTGGACGGCGTGGCATAGACTTTCCAGATGTCTCGCATCACTGCCGACTCGCCTTGCTTCTTTGCGTCTCCACCCTTCATCCGTTTACTGGTCACATTCCCAGCGGCGTCAGTCGTCTTTGGGCCTTCGCTGAACGGCGGCGAGACTTGAACAAGGCCGGGAACTTTGCCGGAAGATGAAATGAGGGCGCGGGCGTTCTTGTCTAACCAAGCATCCGTCTCCTTTTCAGACTCACGCGGAAACCTCTCCAGAATGCTCTGAAGCTGCTTTGTGCGTTTGACTGACATTGTGATCATCGGGCAATCCTCAGTCCAATGGTGACGCTGCTGCTGTCCACTGCCACGCGGGCGACTTTGTAATTGACGCTTTCGATGGCGATCGTCTTGTTGCGGAAGGTGGATTGCAGAGGCTTCGTCAGTCTAACGAATTGGCCTTTCGAGCAAACGAGCGTGGCTGAATAGCTGGCTAGCATCCCGTCCAGTTCCACTTCCTGCTCGCCCTCGTATTCGTTCAGCACGCCAGAATACGCCTTGCCGTCCATCGTCCATGAAGTCTCGCCGAACACGCCAGAGGCTTCGTCCATTCCAAAATCTGCAAAGTCTGAGAAATCACTCATGCCTTGCGCTGGAAGTCAAAAACAAGGGCGCTCCCATCGCTGGAAACGCCCTTGCCCAATGAAACATAACATACACCACGCACGGCACACGCCGGGAAGTGCCAAGATTCTGCAAAGCCTAGCTAAAAGGTCAAACAAAAAGGAGCGGCCCCTTTCGGAGCCGCTCCCCACCATCAAACAACTCGGCCAATGACCTCCGAGATGAAGAAAAGGTTAGCCAAGCAAGATGGCCGCATGTGCCTGTTTCAGCACCTTGAAGCCCCAGAGAGCGTGGATGCGGTAGAGCACCATGCCGTCGCCAGGATAGACGCGAAGGTCGAAGCTGATGCCGGTGCGAGGGTCGGTGATCACCTCATTATCAATCGCAAGGTCGCCTTCGGATGGGAACATTGGAAGGCGAGTGCAAAGCACCGTAGAATCGCTGGTAAAGGCGAGGTTGCGGGCGCTGGTGGCGTTGACCGTGATGGCGAGGTTATCAGCGGCGGCGGCGCGGATGCCGGGTGCGTTGATCGTGAAGACGTTCGCTGCAAGGGCGGTTGCCACGACGTATTTGTGAGAGCCGATGGTCACGATGTCGCCAGCGAGGATGGTGCCGGAGCCAGTGTCAACCGTGACAGTCGTATCACCGACTGCGAGAGCACCATTGAGCAGGTAGCTCGCGCCAGTGCCAGCGGTGGCACCGTTGATCTGAGCGGACTCGCGGACGGAGAATCCGTGGAGGTTGAGCAACTCGCCATCGCGGAGAGTCATCGAAGTGCCCGACTCGTTAGCTTTGGTTAGCTGGCCGAGAGTGCGGAGGGCGGCACCTGCGGCGGTGTCGATCACCAGCGAGCGGCCCGAGATTGGCGCGCCGTTGTCATCGAGGATCTTGCGAGCCTGAGCGGAGTCGCCAAGGGTGGAGGCAAACGGAGTGGTGCCAGCGGTGCCGTAAGCGCGGGAGGCTCCGGCGGCGATGGCGTCGCAAAGGTCGTTCTCCATTTCGTTCACCAGAACGCGGAATGCCTGAGCGATCTGGCCTTGCTTGATGGTCAGGAAGCCGGGGCCGGAGTCCATCGCGCCGATTTCCTCGCCGGTCCAACTGAAGCCAGCATACTTGTTTTTGCTGAGCGTGATGGTCGCGTTGGCGATGGTCTGATCAATCGCGGCGGGAACGCTCATCGCTGGCGTGAAGGTCGCGGTAGTGTTCACCGGAGTCTGCGGCACGCGCAACGTCTGGTTAGTCGTCAGGCGGTCAGCTTTCGGGTCGCGGGAGACGCCGGGAATGCAGCCTACGAGTTCGCGGGAAACCACGTCAAGGGCGGCGTAAACGTCGGGAATCAGATTGGAGAGGGTATTAGCCATAGTAGTGAGTTAGTGAGAGTTTTGGTTAGTCGGTGATCTTGCCGCCGTTAGCGCAAAAGACTGCGCGGGCGTTTGGCTTGAGCTTTTTAAACTCGGCGCGGGAGAGTTCTTTGGAGTCGCCTTCTTTGGCGTCCGGGTCGCGTTTCACCGGCTCCGTGCCGAGTGCGGCGAGCTGAACGGTGACTTCGGCGGAGACGCGATCATTGAAGGTTGCTTCCGATGCTTCCAGTTCGGCGATGCGGGCGGCGCTTGCTGTCGCGCTGCATTCAGCCTCGGCTAGGGCTGTTGCCTTTTCCTCAAACGAGGCGCGGAGGCTGGTCAGTTCCTCATTCGAGGCGGTGAGCTGCGTTTCCAGCGTGGAAACTTTGGCCTGAAGGTCTGCGATTTTGGCGGATGTGAACATGATATAATTGGTTTGAGGGTGTCAATTCAAAAGGAGATTGGAGACGTATTCACCGAGTGTGGAGTTGGTTAGTTCGTCCACTAGGCCGACTTTCGCGCCTTCTTCGGCAGTCATCCATTGGCCCTCCATGACTTCATCCTCCACAGTGCGATTCGTGCGGACGGCATACTTGAAATCAGCGTGAGTTTTCTCAACGGAGGCTTGCAGCTTCGCCTTTTCGTCATCGTTCAGCGGACGCCACGGGGAGCCGGTATCCTTCCACTTGCCCGACTTAATCATCTGCATCGAAAGCCCTTCGATCTCGGCCCATTTCGAGGCGTCAAGAATGGCGATGTAAACGCCGATGCTTCCCACGATGGCGGAAGGCGCGGCGGCGATCACATCGGCGGCGGCAGCGAGGTAGTAGCCAGCGGAGCACGCGAGGCAGTTGACGAATGCATGGACTTCCTTTTCAGCGGCGAGAGCTTGTATGCGCGTGAAAGTCTCATGGACGCCCACCACGGAACCGCCCGGAGAGTTGATGTCGAGCACGACGCGATTGATCGAAGGATTGGCGGCGATACCGGCAAGCGCGTTGTCCACGTCGTTCAGGTCGCATCCGCCGTAGCAGTCCATTTCAAACAAGCCAATGCGCTTATCAATAACGCCGTCAATGTGGACGACTGCCACGTCTCCAAAGACTTCCAGAACGCGCTGCTGGCGGTATCGCGCTTCGCCTTCGTTCATCGCTTTTGGTTCGGGCAGTGCTGCTTCTCCCTGGAGAATCATGGGAGCTGGTGAGCTGGTCATGCCCATGTGTTGCAAAAGGTGATGCTCAAAGGCCATTCGTTCCACGCTGCGAATCATCAGCGGCGAGCAGAAGAGCTTGGCGAAAAGGTGAGGATAAGTTTTCATTCTGGTTGCTGCATGTTCAGGTTGTTGATCACGCCGGGAGTCGGCTCATAAATGAGGTTGAAATCGAGTCCTTCGGCTTCGCATTTCTCCTTGGTGCGAGCCAGAAACTTGATGTGATCCGACATCTCGGCATCAGCGTCTAAGCCCTGCTCTTCAAGGAAGCGCGGAATGCTCATGCCTGCGTTTCTGGTTAGCGTCTTGAACGCGGAAGCCATGCGGCCCACGTCAACGGTGATCTTGCGCGGACCGCGGAAGAGGATCTTATCATACCAAAACGGGTCTTTTGGTTCGGCGATGCGGCCCGACTTGATGGCGGTTGAAACCTTCCAGATGATCTCCCGCCTAACCATTTGCCACGTCACAAGGTCGCCTAGCTGGTCGAAAGCGCCCTGGGCGTCTTCGGCGTCGTAGCGGACGGATGTGCCTCCGCCTTCGGTCATGCTCCACATCACGGAAAACGGCAGGTCATAGCCGAGACACATTTGCTGGAATAGCAGTTTGATGAACTCTTGAACGTTAGACTGCGGATGCTGGCTACTTAGTAGCTGAAGATCGCCAGTTTCTCCAAGGTAGTTAACCATTGAACCGAATACCTTTTCCAGAGGCTGCGTGTTCGTTGGATCGGTAGCATTGCCAGTCTCGATCTTGTTAAAAGCGCCCTTCTTGCCCTTCCTGCCGGTTCCTTTGACGGCGACGGCGAGGGCTGAGTGCAATTTAGCGGTGCCGGTCACCAGCGCGTTCAAATCCAGCGCGTCGATGCCCTGATTCAAGCCAGAATATCCCCACGGCATCCCGCGATGACCACGGGCGCGCCTCCGCTTGAAAAGATGGATCATGTCCTGCGGCTTGATGAAGCGATACGACTCGTTAGGCACTCCTTTGGAGAGGGCTTTGACGGCAAATTCGATAGGCCGCTCGTATTCGTTGACCTTAATGCCGTCATCCCACTCTGTAACCTTCTCGCCAGCGCGTAGAGGCGGTGTTTCGATCTCGTAAACATCCAACGGCTGAATCATCGGCCATCCGTTCGCGTTTTTCACCAGCGCCGCGTTATATTCGCCGTCCAGAATGATCGTTTCAGCGGCTAAACGCTTCGATTCCCAGCCGTCAACGGAGCCGTCGATTGAATAAGCGTCTTTGGAATTCCACCAGTTCTCCACATCACGGCGGGCGGCGTCGTTAAACGCTTGATCGTTAGTCTCGAATCGAAAATGGATGCCCGTTCCGATGGCCTGACGTGCAAATTTGCGGACAACGCGAGTGAGGAAAGCGCAGTTTGCTTCAAGTGCGCGGTGTTTCTTGATCACTTCGCGGCGAGTGTATGGCGTGAGTTCCCGGCGTGAGTT